GGTTAAAGTGGTTGTTGAGCATTTAGCAGATCTAGGTACGTAGTTAAAAGATTTAGCTAAAGACACCACATTACCTCTTACTAAGGAAGTATCAATAAAAGATTCATTGAGTAGAAAGTTAGCTGCAAGAGCATTGTAGTGTGTATTGTAAGCTAAAATATCCATCAGCAGATTAAGACCTGAGCCTGTAAATTCATAGTCTTTAAATTCTGGTTTGTTTTTATAGAAATCTATTAGATCCGTTTTAATTGAATCAAAATCTAGATTACTTACTACTGGTCTATTATCCATTACCTAAGCCTTTTTAGTATTGTTTCGTAAGTTGCTGTTGCATTCACGTTAATGATTGTGTATTCTATACTAATATGATATGAATTTTGATCTGATAGATCTTCAATGTAAATGTTATTAATAGAAACTCTAGGTTCATAGTTGTTAATAGTTTCTGCAATAGCATTTCTCATATTATCAATCGTAATCGGATCAGCTAACTCGAATAAAAAATCTCTAACATTACATCCTATTAGAGGTTGGAAAGGTCTTTCATAAAAATTCGTATTAATCAAATTCTTAATACTTTGATTAATTGCATTAACATCTGATTTGCTTCCCACGTCCCCGGTGATTGGGTTGAAAGCAAATGAAATGTCAAAATCTTTATAGATGTTACCTCTTTCATATGTTTGTTGTTGTGCCATGTTTTATTTATTTTAGATAAATAAAAATATATAGATAACCTGTAGGTAAACATGTCCGGAAGAAAAAACCACGGTAATAACTCAAAGAGATTTGATGTAAATTCATTTTATGCGTATATAAAGAAAGCGCATGTTGAAGAATTATTAGATAAAGACGGCAATACACCATATGATTCTGAATCGATTGACAGAAGCGTTTGGGAATATGCTGCTTATCTATACAAAGATATTGTAGATTATGGCGGAAAACTGTCATATATGGACTCCGATTCTATTAGTGGTTCAACTAATACTTGGGGACCTATCACAAAAGATTCAGATACAACAGCTTTATATCAACCTTTAAGACGTTTTCTTTACTCATTAGACGCTAATCAAGGTATCGATGCGACCGCAGATCAAATAACTTCAGGTTTTAATAGAAGATATTATACTGTACCGTTATCTGATTCTGAAGGTACATTAAGACATGTTAATGTGTATACATTCCTTAAATCTCACTTTGATAGATGGATGAGATTTGATCCTTACGAGAGACGTAAAATAGCTTCTCGTATTGCAGACAACTTAGATGAAGACTCTGATGTAAGATACAGATACGCTGACAACGTTATTATTGCTATGGAAGAAGATTCAGATCTTTCACGTAGATTAGTAGAGTTAATCAGTAACGTATTACAAACAGATTCTGAAGTAAGAAATGAAATCCTTAAATCTACTATTCTAGCGTTTCAGAATGATTCAGATGCAGCAAGAGATTTAGCTAAAATTATTGGTAATGTATTAGAGACCGACTCTGATGTAAGAAATGAATATGCTGATAGTATTTTAACTTCGATTAGACAAGACTCTGATCAGCAAGTTGAACTAGGTTTAATATTAAGTAGCCATGAGTTTACAGAATTAAACGCTCAAACTATCTATACAAGAAAAGTTCTTCCAATGGATAGTGATGATACAGGTTCTATTGGAGATTCAGACAATAGATTTGCATTGGGTAATTTTACAACTGTATTAACTGACAATCTCAAAATAAGATCTTTAGAAAAAGATAGAATCGTATTCGTATCTGATTCAGAAGGAAAATTAGAAACTTCTAGTAAATTGCAGTGGCAAGGTGATTCAGAATTAGTTATTGATGGGCATCTTAGAGTAGATGTTGATGCAAGATTAGCTACAGCTAGAGTAACTGATTTAGCTAAAGACAGAATAGTTTATGTTTCAGATTCCGATGGTAGATTAGCTACTTCATCTAACCTTCAATGGCAAGGTGATTCAGAATTAGTTATTGATGGTTATTTAGAAGTCACTTTAGATTCAAAATTAGCTTCTGCAAAAGTATCCAATCTAGTAAAAGATAGAATTGTATACGTTTCTGATTCAGAAGGTAGACTAGCTACTAATAATGATCTAAGATTTGAAGATGGTAAATTAATCTACGATGATATAGAAATGTTAGCTATTGATTCAGAGAAGTTTATTAGTCTCCTTATTGAAAACATTGATTCTGAATTTAGCGAATTTGTTGGATTAGATTCTGAAGCTGTTGAAAAAATTATTGGTGAATCAACTGTTCTTTCTCAAGTAGCAGTACCTGTTGGACCTATAGGTAACATTTATTATATTGATTCGGATAATACTAATAAATTAGTAAACGATGCTATAGTTAAGATTCATACAGGTTTTTATAATTCTACTACTGAAATATTAGCCGCAACGAGTAGAAAAACCCCCTCTCAATATCCTCATTTATCAGATAACGATTCTGATGGTAATAGATATATGGTTTATGATTTAAGAATTAACCCATCTTTGAATTTAAGTGGCGCTCCATCTTACCTAGGACATTATCAGTATGATTCAGATAGAGACCATAACCCATTATACCCGTACAGTGGTTCGTGGAGAGGTGATAGTGAAACAACTATTAACGGTAAATTTGGTGTAGGAAGACTTTTACATAATCCTAATACTAAAAAAACTTGGTATAATGATGGCTCTACGATTCATGAGATAGGAACTGCTAGAACATTTTCTGATGTAATTGTAATGGAGAATTTGACTTCACCACCTGATTCTGACGAATTAGGTTTTGAAGGCTTACGACCGGGTACTATTGCCGTTGCAGATGGTGTTACATGGGACCCAGCAGGTTATAGTGGTTTAACACCTTATCCTGTTTTCTGGGACGGTGGTCAGTGGTTAGTTTTCACATTACTGTAAGGATTAAATATGTCTAGATTTACTCATAGAAATAATAGACAGAGATTTGATCTTTATTCTTTCTACGCGCTATTAGTAAAATGTAAAATTGTAGAGTTGTTAGACCAGCAAGGTAACACACCTTATGACTCTGATACTATTGATCAGAATGTTTGGAACTACGCGGCATATCTATATAAAGATATAAATGATGCTGGGCTTTTACCTTATCTCGATTCTGATAGTTTCAGATCAGATTCAGATGGCGCAGGATCAACAGCTTGGCCAGCTATTACAAAAACAGAAGCAATTACAGAAGCGTACAGACCTTTAAGACGTTTTCTTTATTCTTTGGATTCAGATGAAGGTATTGATAATACATCAAATACTATTACACCAGGTTTTAATAGAACATACTACACTTTACCATTATCTGATTCAGAAGGTACAATTAAACATATCAATATCTACTCGTTTCTTAAAACACATGTAGATAGATGGTTACAGTTTGATCCATATGAGCGTCGTAAATTAGCATCACGTGTCATAGATATTTTAGACGAAGATTCCGATATAAGATATAGATACGGTCATAATTTCTTACGTGCTTCAGAAGAAGATTCTGATTTAGCTAGAAGAATGACAGAAATATACAGTAATGTATTGCAGTCAGATTCGGATAGTGAATCTAGCCCTCGACAAGAGTATATACAAACCACTCTTACAGCTCTACGTGGTCTTACACCAGGAGGTGATTCAGATGCGGCTGTAGATTTAGGTCATGTTATTACAGGTGTACTTAATAACAATGCAGATTCAGATTCTGATATAAGAAATAAATTTGCAGATCTATTCATAGATGCTTTACGTAAAGATTCAGATACAGCTGATTCAGATCTTCAAAATAGATTAAGAGATATTATCAGTAATACAGAATTACCTTATTTAGAATCTCCTTTAACTGTTACACGTAAATTAATGCCTATGGACAGTGACGATACAGGTTCCATTGGCGACTCAGATAATAAATTTGGCTTTATAAATCTTTCTACTTTAAGAACCGATGAATTAAAAAAAGAAGGTTTAAGCAAAGATAGATTAGTAGATATAGATGATTCAGAAGGAAAGATTGGTGATACAGGATCGAACCTACAATGGCAAGGCGATTCTGAATTAGTTATTAATAGTCATATTAGAGTAGAAGAAATGTCTACTTTTGCGAGTGTAAAAATTGATAATGTTTTTAAGGAAAGGTTAGTAGATGTTTCTGATTCAGATGGAAGAATTAGTGACACTGGTTATAACCTACAATGGCAAGACAATAACACTCTTACAACTACTAAGATAGATGTTTTACAAGACACAAAATTAAATGCAACTAGAGTTTCTGATTTAAGAAAAGATGCGTTAGTATTTTCTAGTGATTCAGATGGTAAATTAGGCTCAGATAGTGATTTAGAGTTTTCTTTAGACTCAGATAAATTAACTCTTAGATATCAAGATCGTAGAATTCTTGCAATAGATTCGGAAATATTTTTTAATTTATTGGTTAATAACGATCAATACTACACATTAGATTCTGATGGTGTTGATAGCGTAATTAAAGACACACCGATTAAATCAGATATATCCTGGGTTATTGGTCAACGAGGTGATGTTTACTTTATTAGTGAAGATCCGGTTGATTCTGAAATTTTAACAGCTTTTACAAATTCCGATGTTGACACTTTCTTTACTGCACCTGCTGGTACAGGTTTCACTATTGATAATAATAATGCTACTTATAATAGGTTGTTAACATTATCTGCAACTACCCCTCCGGGTGGTAACAGTACAAATATTTTTCATGAAGTAAACACAACCATACCAGGAGGTATTAAAGGTGCATTCGAAATCACTTGGAGTACATCTGGTTTTGGTTTTACAGGTTTTTCTATATTTCCTACAAGCGCAGCTATAGAAGCAGACAATAGATGGATTAACAATAATGGTGGTGGTAATTATATTAGAGATAAAACTATTACTGATTACACATATATGCAAGTAAGTCTTCCAAATGTTAACACGGGTTCTTCTCCTTCATACTACAATTCTTTATCAGGTCTTACTCCTAATATAAGTATGTCTCGTGCAAGTAACAATCAATCATTAAACGATCCGTCTACACCGTCTAATGTTTACGATGCTGCTAACCCTACTATTATACATATGGGTAGAGACAGTAGTGATAGATTATACATTTATGTCGAGTATTATAGTGGTGGAAGTTATCAGAACGGTTCTAGATATTACTATCATAATTCGACAGGTGTAATTACAACTAACGCTGCGGATGCATATACTCTGTCTGGTGGTGTACAACTAGGTTATGGTAACTATGATTTCTATCCAGTTACGGTTTATGCTAATTTGACATTAACAGGTAATTGGTCAACAATTAAAGTAAACAGAGCTAATACTATAGAAACAAAACCTTTAGTGTTTACTAGCAATAAAATTGTCGATACTTCTGCAGAACTTAGCAGAGCTGTTAATGATAAAGTAACTAAATTACAAGTTTTCAATAGTTGGTATAGATTTTCTCATCAATATACCGGTGGTGCGACACCTGGTACGTTTACATACCCGTACAATGTAAGCGAATTAAACGGTTGGGCATACGATGCAGGAACAGATAAAATTTATACTACTGTTAACGCAAATTCGTACTGTGGTTTCGTTTCACCTGATACTTATCAAAACTATACATTTAACTCTACATATAAATCATACAATGATCCAACTAATGATGATGATACTATAGCTTCTATTGTAGGTTTTGTTACAGAAGGTATATTTGGTCAGCCTGGTTATAGAGAACATACACTACAGTTAATCAGAGTGTCGGGTGGATTTCCTATGACGACACAAAACTTCCCTAACGTACAATGGGGATTAGTATACAATTATAATCAAGATGATGTTAGATTATTAGTAGATAAAACTACTTCTGCTCCTATAGCTACTGCACCTTGGAACAACTACCCTAACGGTACTAAAGTCTGGATTAGAAGGCAAGGTGATATTCTTAAAGCATATTGCTCCCAAATTAACGACGGTACTTATACACTTGACTCAGATACAGAAATTATATGGGATCTTTCTTCTGATTCTGATACTATTAAGTTTAGAGGACCTGTAAGATATGGTTATGGTGTACACAGTCAAAGAGGTGCTTCTTGGAATGATACTTTCTTTAAACCTGATCAAGGTACATATTTACATTACATAACAGATGGTACACTATCTAGTGTTGGTGGTAATGTGTATGAATACGACCGTGATTTAGAACAGTGGAATCTAGATAATACTTTAACTGTAGATAATACAGTAGGAAATACTTTTTTACACAACACAAGCACAGGTAAAACGTTTTACAATAACCCAACTGATGACAAAGTTTATCAGGTTATGACAGCTAGAAAATTTAGTGATGTAATACAATTACCTACGCTAACAGCTGAACCAGATTCTGATATGTTAGGATTTGAAGGTTTAAAACCTGGTACGTTTGCGATAGCAGATGGTGTAAACTGGGACCCTGTTGGTTACGGGGCTCCAGCTTATATAGTGTTTTGGGATGGTAATTATTGGTATTATGTTGACGCGCAGTAGTTAAGATAAAAACAAAGCTTTTTCGTCTGCTCTTCTTTTAACTAATCCTTTAAGGATTTTACCGCCGGCTCTACGCCATTTCCAGAATTCGTTTGACGCACCTTCGTAGTCGCCTCTGTTGAGTTTTGTTCTGAGCGTAGACGACTGATAGTTTCCAAGACCCACGTTAAATGAAAAAGACACCAGAGCATCAAATTGACCCTGCGTAAGAGAGACTTTCGTGAGTCTTTGTATACCAATTTCAAAACGCTCAAGATCTTCACAAAGAATATTATCAACTTCTTCATCAGTAAACTCCTTGTCCCATTCTTTAGGTAATTTTTTACCATCACCTATTAAATGACCTACACCAACAGTCCACAACCCAATAGGATCCTGATAAGGTTTTCTGACAAACCCTTCGTGGTGCTTAATCATTTTAATACATTTTTCACTTACGTTCATTTATTATTTAATCCGTAATATTAAATTTTAAATTTTTGTGTTTGGGATATGTTACTGCAACATTTCCTTCTGGACAGGCATAATCAATATAGGCAATCAGTGTTGCTGTGCCTGGTGCTACCTTTTGGTCGGATTCAATCTGCATCTTAAATGCAAACGTATCAACAGTATCACTTGCTGGTCCCATAAACTTGCCAATACTGCTTGATGCTTGGTGAACAATGTTTTGACTGTCTCTAACAGTTAGAGTAAAGTCTGTGACTGTGCAATCATCTCTGTGTTTCTCTCTTGCCACAGTAACTTTATAGTCACCTTCATATGGCTCAATGACAAAGTATTCAGGTGCCCAGGTCAGAATATCTTTACTTTCAAATTTATCCCATACTGTATAACCACCACCTATCATAGCGAGTGAAGCTGTTATAATACCAATACCTTTAGTTATGTTTTCAATATCAGGTATAATCATTTTTTAATAGCTCTAGACCCGAACCAAAAAGCTATAATAGCTGCGAAAAGATTTTGAGTTGATTCAGACCATAAAGTGTTAACAATTAGACCAATTTCACCACCGTCTCTAAACACTACATACGCTGCAACTAATTCAACAAAAAAGAATATTGCAAAAAATAGATAAGTAACAATAGGTCTTACTGAAGATCTCATATTAATTACCCAATCAGCGGATTTTTCAGCAATCTTAACATCATGTGTATAAGTACCAGCTTCCATCATTGCTTCTGCTTGTAGCATCATCGCTTGAGCTTTACTATCTTGAAGTTTGATCTCTCTTTCAATTTGAAGAGCCATAACATCAAGCTCATGTTTTTTATCTTTTGAATCTTGATAAAAATCTAACAACTTAGGAATAAAAGATACTGTAAATCCTAACGCTGTTGAAATAAGTGTGCTAATCATATTATTCTCCTATGCATTATTTATTCTTTAACCATTAGGGTGTAAAAAAGGTCTTACAGCAATAATATCTTCTTTTCTACTTAAATGATAATTTCTAATAGCTTGATACTGTTGCATATCTTTTTCAGTAGTTAATTTTCTAACAAATACAGCTCCGCTAGCACCGCCAACTTTACCTTCATAATTTCTAAAATCTTCTACCCATTGTTCGTACTCTTCAGTGGACATCTTACCGTTTATCTCCCATTGACTAGCTACGAGTAGAGCTTTCCAGGCAGTGTATTGTCCTTTAACGCTTTTCCAACCCGCATAATTTAAAATAAGTTCTTCTCTAACATCTAATTCTTGTTGTGTAATCTCAGGAGCTCCTGATGCAATATACTTAGCAAAAGTTTTGAAACCAGACGCGTCTTTCTTTTTCTTAAAAGCTAAAAAAGTTGGATCTTTATTCAACCTTTTAGAGTTAGCTACATAATCATCAGTCTTTTTTTGCCAATAATCAATAGAATTTGTTCTTTCAAAAGATCTAATCTCGGCAATAATACTCAAAGCTTCTGCAGGGGTTATACTTAAAGCTGAAATAGCAGAGCTAGGCGCTTCTGTAGAATCTGCTACTGTAGCAGTTTCAGCTAATGTAGGCGGAGGTTCCGCTTTAGTTGTAGGTAGCTTTTTTGGTTGTGGTTTGGGTTCTTTATACTTAATTAATTCTTCGAATTTCTTTCCTGTCTCTTTATCTAATTTAAAAATTTTACCTACTTTAACACCAATAGATGGTAAATCAAGACACGGGTTTAGAGGAGGACCGTTTGTCAGGTCTGTAGGTGGTACACTTGAATCAGCTGGTGGTTCTATTTCTTTGGTGTATTTTACTTTTACTTCTGCTCTAACTTCAAATAAAAATAAATCTGTGCCATTAAGTCTCCAACCAGACTTTTCACCTTTGAACATTTTAGAAAAGAAGTTATCACCTTCTTTTTTGGTCATGACTTCTAACACACCTGCTTCTCCACCTGCGAGATCAGGTAAGGGTATAGCATTAGTAGCTTTATCTCTAACATTAGCTTCCGTTGTAAAAATTGCCGGGGCGCTCTGAGCTGCTGCTAAAGCTTGGTTAATTAAATCTCCTGAATTTGCTGAACCTATAAGACCTGTAATATCTTTACCGAATTGACCTGCAGCTTGAGTTATTTCTCTACCTATATTACCTACAACATTTCCTGCGCTAGCTAAAGCAGAGTTAATATCATTAACTACGTCGCCTGCTGTAGGAAAATCTCCAGTTAATGCACCAAGAGCTGCTGCTTTAGATGTAGCTTCTCCTTCACCTTTATACTCTACTTTATACTCTTCGTATAAATTATCACAAAGTACTATACCGCTTTCTTTAATAAATTTATATTGGACTACGTTAAAAAAGAAATTAGTGTTAGCTTTTCTAGCACTCACTCTAGTAATAGATTTAGGTTTATCTAAAGTAATAGAATTAGAACCTGTATGCTTTTTAATCTTGTCTACAATAACAACAGCGTCACTAGGAGGTGAAGGTATATTAGCATCTTTCCTTATCTTATCAATAATAGAAGATACACCGTCATAAACACCGTCAAAATTGTCTTTGTATTCTGCAAATTTATCTTCAAGTAATTTAGTAGCCGTGGATGTGTCCCCGCTTTGAATACCTTTAAAGGCTGAAGCAAATTTCTGTAACTCTTCTGTTGAGCCTTGTAGGTCTTTTCTCTGAGATGTGTCTTCAATTGTGTAAGTAACTTTAATTTTTTTATAAGTTTTTTTAGTTATTACAACTTCAATTTCATCTTCAATAGTAGATTCATATTGATTAGGTTGTAGTCTGAAGTAAAAATTATTACCAGTATTCATAGCTTGAACTTGTTTAATTTCTACATGCTCGTAAATAGGAACCGTGTCTGTATCTTTACCCACTTCTGTTTTAGTAATTAAATTCTTTTTTCCTGTAGCTTTTTGCTGAGCCATTAAATCGTTTACAGATATACTACCGTCTAAGACACCATTAAGAACACCAACAGCTTTCTTAACCTCCGCTTTAGCCATAATATCTTTAAATACATCTCTTTGTTCTGCAACACCTGTGTTTTTAATAGTACAAGCCATAATTAACCTCCTGCAAATACATTAGACGACCCTGCAGCTACAGACGTGCATCCACTAATACCGTCACCAATTCTACCGGCTCCTTTATTGTTAACAAAAACAGTTGAAGAACCTGAGGCAATAGGAGCAGTGTGAACAGGGCAGATTGCCGCCGGTAATAAATGACCAGTATTATTATCACCTTGCCTTGACCAAGGTATAGCATTTACAAATACATTAGGACTACCTACAGCTCTTGTCATTCCTGAGCAATGTGGAACGTCTGCATCTCCAATTCTTGTTGCAGCTGGCATTACTTTGTCTCCCTACTCATTAGCATTTGTAAAGTTGAATTAAATATAGCTATTTCTTCGTGTTGTTCTTCTGTATGTGGTCCGGGTGGATATACTGGTTCAAAAGAAATTAAATTATCAAACGAATCAGGAATATCAGATACGTTATTATATTCTTGTAAATTACCGTTAATTAAAACAACAAATTTTCCAGTCATTAGTTCAAATCAATCCTCGCTGCATCAACATCTAAGTTTCCAGTAATTTGTGTAGTCTGATTACCATTAATATTTTCTGTAACATTACCATCTTGCACTATAACTGTTTTATTATTTTCTACATCAGTTATCATATTAGCAGCTGTTTCAATAGTTAAATCATCTAACGACAATATATCTAAAGTACCAGTGACAGTTTTATTTTCATTTTGTTTAGTTACTGTAGTAGTATTTCCAATAACTAATCTTTTGTGATCCCCTTTAATCATTCTTTCTTCGTTACCGGTAATAGTGGTTCTAATATCAGAGTCTACAATTCTTGTTTCCATTCCACCTATTCTTTGAGTATAATCATCTGTTACATTACTTACAAAATCATTACCAATTTCTTTAAACTCAGAATTACCTAATTTAGTATAAAGAGAGCCTTTAATATTCTGAGTATAATCACCTTCTACTTCTAAATGATAATTACCTTTAACTAGCATTCTAACGTCTTGATCTACTGTAAGGTTCATATTACCTTTAACATAGAGGTTATTCCCTGAAAGAACAATTTGATAGTTGTCCCCTACAATAGTTTCTACTTTTGATCCATCATTATGAATTTCATAATTAGTACCCGATCTATGAAACTGAGCTAGTCTTGGATTATCAGGTGTATCATCTATTTCAATTGTATGTCCTGATTCTGATGCTACAACTTTATTGTAAGGGTATGATGGGGAATAATTAAGATGAACATCTGGAGTAGACCAAGTTGGTCTATCATAATAAGTATCGGTCTTATTTACAGCAACCGTGTCAACTTTAATTGGTACAGCAGTCTCAATATCTAATTGTTGAATATCTTTTCTTAAGAAGTAAGATGGGTGAGCATTGTAGTTGCTTGTAGCAGTTAAAGGCTGATCGTTATTAAATTCTGTGTCTACGGGATTAATAGAACCAGGATCAACAAACCCTGTATTAGTTTTTTTACCATTTTCAGGATCATAAGGAGTAGAAGGTAGTACGCCCATTACTAAAGGTTGTTGCATATCTTTACCATCAGTAAAGAAACCCACTACCCAAGCTCCTTGTACAACCCCTGTTGCTGATTGACCTATAGAACCAGTACCTGCAGAGTTGGAAGGTAATATTACTGTTGCCCATGGAAGATCTTCTGTTGAAAGTATGTTTTTATCTTCAGGGTGAATACCAAAACACCTTACTTTCATTCTTCCTAATTCTTCTGGGTCTTTTCTATCTTCCACAACACCCATAAACCATACCATCTCACCAGTATACATCATGATAAATTATCTCTTTCTAATTGGGATTCTTTCGCTAAACCTAGAACCATTTTATGTTCATCTCTTGAATAAACATCTCTTTTTGCAACAATATAATATAAACCAGACCATCTAGTATCAATAGAACTCTTTCTATTTTCTGTATTTGGTTCTGGGCTAGCTATTTCTATTTCCACTACTTGTGCAATATCAACAGACTGATTACCAACCACTTCAATGTTTATATTCTGTGAATCGTCTAAAGTAGTGGTTCTAAAATTACTTATATCACTTATTTTGTTAAGACCAAAACCCGGTTGTGTATCAGAAGCGCTTACTGAATATTGATTAACTGCTTGTTCATAATTACCTCTTTTATATTGAGGGTAAGAGTTTAAATATCTTTCTTTTGTAAAATTATCAAAATAATCGAAACTTAAAGGACTGTAACTTTTATTAACAATATCAGGTGCAAATCTCACCCCTGTAATATTACCTTTTTTCAAAGCATTAGTTATATCAAAACTATCCATATACTCAATAGATTTAATCGCACTGTTAACTGCTGCAGAGTTAGGTGTACCATTAGGATTAGAGCTAGCGATTAAATTATGAGTATATTTCATTACTGGGCTATTTTTATATATTTGTAAAGCTTTTTCAATAGGCATAAAATTGTATTTTAATTTCGAGTCTTGGAAAAATCTGAATCTTACTGAATCATCTCTCCATACTGATCTACGTGCTAACCACTCAACTGTATAACCTAATCCCCATCTAGGTATAACAAGTTTTTGATCACCTACACTTTCTTCCCAAATATTAATTTTTTCGTCTGTGTTTTCTAGAAACAAACCTTTCGCAATTTGTGAAGTTGTACCTGTAAAACAACCTACAATATCTCTAAAATTTGATACAAAAGCAAATTGCGAAATGCATCTTACAATATATGTTCTCTGTTTGTCTTGATGGTCAATTGACTCGATAGACATAATCTTAAAAGCAAATTCTCTCGTAACATCCGTATACTCAACTTCCATGGTTACCGCATCACCAGCATTAACTTTATATTTTGCAAGTAGATTAGTAGAGTCGATAAGCATCAAATCACCATTAGCAGAAGAACTCATAATAGAAGTGTTTAAACTAAACTCTACAAACAAATCAGTAACATCTACTTTATTAGCGCCATTAGAAATAATGACACTACCAATTCTCACTCTACCTGGATAAAATTGATAATCTAAATCACTCATTAGTTAATATTCGCAACTCTTTTTCCATTTGTTGAACCAACTTACTTCTCGGAATCAGAATATTTCTTTTACTTTCATTTAATTCATACTCGTGCGTGTATATAGAAATAGGTGTTAGAGTAGGTCTATCATAAACCCTTCCAAACGCATCTAAACTATTACCTATTGCTGTGTCATAAGAATAAATGTTTTTATTCACATCTTCGAAATGGTGCGGTCTGTAAATAACACCATAATGGTTATCCGAATCTTGATATAAATTAGAAGGACTACCTGTAAAATTAATTAGTTCATTTACTTTTACGTCAGATAAAATAACATCAGAATCAGATTTAGTTATTTGATTTCTGTGTTTTTCTAACAAATAAGCATCTAACTGTCTAGTGTCTTTAGGCCAATCAGTATAGATATTGTTAATTTCATTAATTAACATAATACACCAATGATACTTAACAGTATTATATGCGTTAAAACTTACAATCTCAGGTGTTTCGTTTTCTTTTACATAATAAGGTTGAAAATTAGTTAAATCGCTTTTTACTTTATCTAAAACATCTAATCTTGTCGAAAGATTTTTATAAAACCTTTGTATATTATCCGGAAACGTATAATTAATGTATTGAAAATTATCGAAATAACTCATGATCTAGCCCCTCTATTATATTCAGGGTGACCAGGAGGTGGTGAAGATGTATTAGCTTTTTGTTGATCGTCACTTAGAGTTGCTCTTTGATTTTGTTTTCTTTTATCATCATCAAAATAGCCACCAGCTCTGTATAAAGGTTCAATTTCTACGAACTGTAAT